GACCGAAGAATGAATAACCTTAAAGTTACCCTATTCGATCTTGATCAGATTGTGTGCGAAAAATCTAGACCATTGCTGCACTTTGGGGCTAAGCGCGGCGGATTACTCATGCTGGGTTCTGAGCATGTGGATCTTGGTTACCTCCAGGAAAGTTCCTGGATGCATGACGCAGATGGCGATTGCCTTCTGTGGCCTGCAGGGGTCTCGGGTGCATGTGCATATTCCCGAGATGTAGAAGTGGTGTCCAGAGGTCGTACCACTGTCTACTTGCACTGTGAGTTGTGTTGCTTTGTTGATCGATGTTTACGAAGTGCGATCCAAGCAGAAAGAAGTATTGCTTTGGCCCTTTTAGATGCCTCATGTGAAAAACTGAGACCATCTCGAGGACTTCGCAATCGCTTAATCTGTCGAATAATCGAACAGTATTTTTGCGATATGGGCGAAAAGGCTTTGAAGTATACTTTCTGCTATTATTCTGCGTTAGTTCTCCAACAGCAGCCTCCTGACTACGAATCGTTACCGCTCTTATTTTATGGCGGGATTGTTCGTCGTCGAGTGAAGCGTTATGCTGAAAGGGGTTCCGTACGTAGATTTGGAATCGCGCAAGCGTTTCTGATGATGAAGCGAGGTTGCGCTGTGGTCTCTGATAGATTCACCTGTGCAGCTGTTGAAAAGACTGTCAAGAAATTGACAACTGTCGATTCGAGTCCCGAGCCATATTGGTTCGGTGACGAGATAGATAGGACTGTCGCGGAAATTTTCCCGACACGTTATCGTCCGACTAAACAGATGCTGGTGCCCTCTATAAGAGGCTGCTTTTCCCGATTTGATTCGTGTCTCGGGAAGCGCAATACGCTTGGATCATTGGGCTTGTTCCAAACAACACTACCCACTGTCCTTCGATACTTACCATGTGAGCTTATTTCGATTGTATGTCGATTAGATAAGACGGTAGAGATTAGGGATCATCGTTTCATTATCGAAGAGCGTCTAGCCGATTGGCTTCAAGCTCAAGTTCGATTAGATGATGAATTTCCTGGTTGTGTTCCGATACCCGTTCGTGAATCTTTAAAGGTTCGCGTAATAACTAAGGGTCCTCCCGGTCTGCATTATGGCTTCCGCTATTTACAAAAGTTTCTTTGGGACTGTCTACAACGTCATCCGACGTTTGTATTGACAGGTCGTCCTTTGGAACTGAGCGATCTTGATCGCTTATATAGTAGAATGCCTTTGTGGGCGAAGATCTGCAGTGGAGATTACGCTGATGCCACTAATGAACTCAAGAAGTGGGCAACTGAACGGACTTGGAACTCTATATCGGACCGCCTTTGGCTTACTGATGAGACTGAGCGTTTAGGCTATAAGTGTCTAACTCAGCATAAGGTCGTCACTGATCCCCTCAACCCCGAGTTGTGCTTTCTTGATCAACAGAAAGCTCAGCTTATGGGCTCTCCCTTGTCCTTCATTCTCCTTTGCGTTATAAACGCAGCGGGAACACGTCGGGCAATGGAAGTGGCTTATGAGCGTGAATTCACACTCATTGAAACTGGGATGTTGGTGAATGGTGACGATATTCTTTTCCATATTCCGGAGGAATCCTACCCACTTTGGATAGAGAACCAACGGTTAATGGGACTCATCATGTCGCCTGGGAAGAATTATCTTTCCTCGACTTTTGCGGTCATAAACTCACGGATGTATCGTAGAACGAACCCTTTCGAAGCTTATCTCTTTGGACATTGGTTCACAGAGGTCACTTTTGTAAATCCAGGTCTGCTCTTAGGAACAGGCCGGACCGCCAGGAGTGATGATGCAGATAAACTTGATGGTCTTGTCTCTCGTTGTCACGATCTGTTAAAGGTCGTTGATTCAACTCAGAGAGATTTCTTCATCCATCTCTTCGTGAGATTGAATGGAGATAGACTTAAAGCTATTTCTGCGCCGTCACAATCCTGGTGGCTGCCTGCTTATGCCGGTGGTCTCGGGCTTCCTGTGCCTAGTGATATATCTATACAAGATTGTTCACCTACAGCACGGAGAGTCTGTCGCTACTTATGCAATAGCGCGGATTTGGTGACTTGTTTTGAAGCTTGTCAGGGTATCGAAGCCGGGTTCCTTGAGGTAGGTCTACAGAGAGTTGGCGATTACGATCGTTCACTGGGTCTGAAACCAAAGAAATGTACTTTTGACGACGAAAATGCTCAGTATAGTGATGCCTATGTTCATTCCTTCTTTCCGTTTATAACGGTGGAGGGCTTTCGAAAGAAGAACAAGGACAATCCCTTTCTGAGGATCGCCGCCAAAGCGCGTAAAGCGCCTGAGTGCATTGGTTTCCCTAAGTTAGAACGGTTTGTTTACCGCCCTTCTATGGACTATCTCTGTAAAGGAACCGGTCTTTTAGTGCAATTACTCCGGTAATTAGGTCGTTGGGCTGGTCTAATAGCCCAAGGTAGTTAGACATTTAGGTGTTCGGTGTAGAAGGTGGCAGCATTATCTTGCCTATCTCCCGACCGAAATTTTGAAAGGACCTACGTTTGTAGCTGGATACATGTCTAGATGACTCCTATCTTTGCGTTTTATTCTCACGCATTGAACTGGAGGATCTCATCAATATATCCCCATTAGGACACGTAGAATTCTGATTCCCGGAAAGATTCAACTATGTTGATATCGGCCCGCATTTCGGAATTTCACCTGTTTATAGTGGATGTCTTGGATCTATTTCCACTTAGTATAAGAAGTTTGCTAAGTCCTAAGTCAGATGTGAGCGTGGTATGCCTCGTGAGAGGTTATCATAGTGCCTAATCTTCCCAGGAAGAAGGTAGTTCTTACACTGCTGCCCGCTGAG